CATCATCGGCTATCCCAACGCCGTAATTGATGAAGCGACTATTCGCGACTTGGTGCGACATCTCTGCTCTCTGTACCTTTTTGGTCCAGATGCAGGGACTAGCTCAACGTTCGCGAGTAACGGGACTCAATTCCTCCAGCGCAAGAAGGCTGGAGAACAATAAGGAACCCGTTCCGATAACTAGGCGCGCGGAGCGCTGTGGTCAAAAGGTTTGGCTAGGAGAACTACCCATATGGGAATTCACAATAGCCTAGTGTTCTATAACACTCTAATGACGCGGCTACTCCGCGATATAGCTGATACTTGGGCGATTGAATTCGATTCTATAAAGAACGAAGTCAAGACGCTCAAGCGGGACCTGAAGAGAGATGAGCAAGAAATTGCTCATCGTTTTGCTCACGAAGGGATGAGTTTTCTCACGAAAACTCTACCCCGCTTGGGTAAAGCGGTTGATGTGGCTCTTCAAGGCATAGATCCATTCACCGTCGAGGGCTTCGAAACCCGAGACGGAGAGTCAGTTCCGAAGTTTCTTCGGTGGCTGACCTGTTGGATATTTGACCCGGTTACCGGGAGGCTTATAGCAGATCGCTCAGATGGCGAAATGCTTATAAGCACCGGTGCTATCAAAGACCTGCGCACTCTGGCTTATTTTTTCTATAAGCTAGAACTACCATATGCACCGAAGACAACTCAAAAGGTCCTCGATGCGTTCATCCAAACCGAAAATGAGCTTAAAAACCTCACTTTCGATGCTAAGACGGAGCACATTATGGAGAAGGCCAGCGAACTCATTGCTGGTATTCTACATAATTGTGATGTTCTGGATATTCGACCCAGACATGGTCCCGGTGCTGTTGCAACTCGTGAAGTTGGTCCTGAGAAATTCAATTTCTCTAGATCATATGGAGAACTGAATTGGTACTACCCCGAAAGGCAGTACTTCTATCTGAACTCCGATCACTTCAACGCGCACAGTCACTGGTACAAGACCAACGTGACCCAAAATACAGTACCAACCGCAAGGGTGGTATTAGTACCAAAGGATTCACGAGGTCCCCGTCTCATATCGTGTGAACCGCTTGAGGTCCAATGGATCCAGCAGGGCATCATGAAAAACATGGTGTCCTGCCTGGAGTCCCATCCCTGGACAAGGGGAC